TGGTTATTAAAAGACTTTGACGATTACGACAATACAAAAGCTATGTATGACGATATAGCCGACCGTATTGATATACTTGCAAATCTTAAGTTTGATTTGCTATACGCTAGACAACAACAACAACAAGGATAAATAATACTATGACAAAGAAAACTAAAATTACAGAGATAGTCGAAGGCGTATTAAGTACGTCACAATTAATTGATGAAGGGCAAGAGCAAGTGACCGACATTATCAAGAAGGTCGCAAATAATCAAACGTTCAAAGCTCAATTTCTGAAGGAGTTAAACCGAATGAAGTCAACACTGACTTTGGACGATTTGACCACGTTCGGACAGCAAGTACACAAAATGCAAAAACTGATTGCGAAGGTCAATACTCAAAAAGCAATTTGTGAACATTTGAAATTAGACTCGAAGGAAGTGCGATACGGCATTCGTATTGTCAACGAGAATGATATCAAGGCTGAGACTCACACTGAAGCTCAGCGTGGACAGTATTGCGAATTTCTGACCGATAAAGACCCTGTTGAACCACCGAAGGCGGTCGCACTTATGGAAGTCATTGCGAATTGGTTCGAAGACTACGAGCCGGACGGTATGGCTCATCCTGATAGACCAGCTTTTAACAATCAGCTGTTGGAAGCTAAGGCATATTTGACCAGTAAGACAATCGGTATGACTGTCAGCAAATAACACCGGCTGAGAAGCTCAAGAATCCCCGTTAACGCGGGGATTTTTTTGTCTGTAGCATATTGACTGGCTTAGTGATAAGAGTATCATTACAAGTAATTTAACGAAGCGTGAGAGGTATACAAATGATTAGAATGAAAATAGGCGATAAAGAATATAGCCGGACAATGATAAATAATAATATTAAAAAGACTTACAAATTTAGTTTAGACACTGAGTTTAATAATTGGTATCAAGAAGCCAATGACTTTGGAAAGGATGTAGCCAAGCTATTTGATATTCCATTATCTAAAGTATTGGGCGTTGTCTCTGTATTGTCACCATTAAGAGAATGGGAGTTAAACAAAAAACAAGCTATAGAATTTATATCGTCCGGTGATTGCGGACATATGAAAAATAATAAGAAAAAAGCTAGGGATATTATGTCCCTTGATAATGATAGTGCATTAGAATTTAATATTCTAAAGATAATCAACGGTCAAAAGACAACAGCTTTTTATCTAAATATGATGTACCCTAACCGTAAAGATTATGTCACTATTGACAGACACGCTATAGCTATTGCTATTGGTAGAAATGCGACAGAGTCCGAGCAATCACTGAGTAAAAACCAGTATAAATTTTTGAAGGACTGCTATATAATGGCAGCTGAGAAATTAGGACTTGCACCGTTACACTTGCAAAGCATTACGTGGCAAACTTGGAAACGTATCAAGTAAAAGTTGTCACCGGTGACAAGTATTGAAATTTAAACTATGAGACTAGGAGGTCTTATGAAGCAAAAAGTAAGAATACTGTATAGGGACAGTCAAACCCCTAAGAATAAATTCTATCACTTCAATGTGCTAGGGTTTAAGTTTAGAGTTAAAACCTATAAGAGATATTCCTTCGATAGATACGGAATTTTTCTTGATAATATGGGCTTAGGTCTTAACTTTAAGAGACGCTATGTAAAACTATATAGGAGCTAAATTATGTATAATTAACCCATAGTAAGGCTAAGGTCGGTGAGAGAAGTCCTCGAGAATAGAATCCTCGTAAGCCTATTTCACCGGTCTTACCCTCAAGAGCATTGATTACAGTGTTTTTGACGGTAAGATAATAAAATGATAACTAAAAGACTAGGAGGTCTTATGAATAAAATTAGCAAGGAGTTTTTAGAAGCTTCAGAAAAAATAACCGATACTAAAAAAACAGTAGAAGAGTACAAAAATTCTGACGGTAAAAATTATGTACTAAAGGACTTACCATTTGATAACTTAACGTTCTTTGCTGAGCCGGAGGTTGTCGCTAACCCTTACTCAGGGGTCAAGGTAGAGTTAAACCCTGTCGAGGTGGCTATTTATGACGCTACTATGGGTGCTTATAACATCCATATCGACTTAGGCAATGTTGGTAAGTATGATGATGCTAGACGTTGGTATAAGGATTTTAACAAGGGCAAAAATTGGTTCATTGAGAATAATATTGACGCCTATATGAAACTAATAGACTAAAGGAGGACTTATGTCAATTGAAATAACAATATATGCAAGTGATGTTCGAGGTCTGGACGATTTAATCGAAAAGACTATGGATGTTAAGGATTACTACGGTACATCTCTATTTGACGATAATGGTAGACTCATACCATTACACTCTTATGAATATCTTATCGAGCCTACTTGCTATCTAGGGCTTATGATGTCTCAACAGGAGCAGATTACAGACCTTGAAGAGATAATCAAAAATCAAGATAAAGACATCCGACAGCTAAAGAAAATCGTAGGCTGGTCTAGTGGCTATGATGATAATGGCTGGAATGTTGGTGAGTCTCTCTCTAAGAGAGTAAAATCTCTCGAGAAGGAGGTAGAGAAGTTATGACTAGAGATACTAGAAAAGATATAGAACTATTCTCTCTATTAGTAAGCGAGATTAATATATCTAAATATACTCAGGCTGAATTTAGAGAGATAGTAGATGCTATTCACTTAGACATATTTGGGGAGGATTCTAATGAATGAGAAACCATTTATCGAAAGACTAAAGACCGCCTATGACAATCAAAGATTTTCTTGGTTCGTTATAGACGGTCAAGGTAACACTATGGCTGAAGGCTTAGATGAGCTTTCAGCTAGAGAGTATTCTATGAAAGATTCTGATTATTCTATAGGTTGTGATGACGCACCAAAAGATGTCACCGGTGACAAGATTAATGCTGAAGGAGTCCCTATTACCTATGCGAATAAGGACATCCTAAGTGAGGAGGATTTCAAATGAGGTGTCGCTGTTGTGACAATCTTTTGAGTGACTGGGAGTCTAAGGCTAGAGACCCTAAAGATAAGTCTCAGTTTCTAGACCTCTGTAATATCTGCCGTCATAAATCTAACTATTATCTTGATGATGAGGAGGTATTAAAAAAAGATGATATTCACCTTGATTATGGGTGAAAGTGTAGTATAATATTACTATAGATAAAAATAAAGTGATAACCATTATGATTGTCACTTTGTTTTTTTCTTTAGTGTGAATGATTAGAGAAACACTAGTCCAAGTGACGGATGTCTGTTGAGTGTCGACAACTCGAACGGAGTCTTATAATAGCTTGATTAGTGTGGAGGGTCGCTCCTTCCAGTTGACTTGGTGTAGAGTGTCCCAATGAGCAAACAGCTAATGTTGTCTGACGCAGTTTACCAATGTACTGCGGATACAGTGGACTTCTCTAGTGTTTCTCTAATTATTTACATCTTAGGTGAGTCTAAAAGACCCGCCCACCTAAGTTTTTTCTACAGGGTCTTGGAGTATAACTATGATAACTAAAGGTATCGCAAAGTACGTCTATCTTGATAGCACGGAAAAATTTCAAGGTGAGGACACCGGTAAGTACACACTTACTGTCGCCCTTGACTCTAAAGAAGCTAAGACTCTAGAGAGTGAAGGTGTTAAGGTTCGCACTATCAAGACTGAGGACGGAGGGTCTTATAAGGCTCGTAAATTCTCAACAAAATATCCTCTCTCTTTTGAAATGGTTAAGACTATAGATGGTGAGTCTATAGGTCACGATTTTGGAGCAGAGAGTGTCGTTGAGGTACTATGGAAAAAAGGTAACGAACACCCACAACACGGTGTAGCTACCTATCTCACTGCAGTCAAGGTACACGAGCGTACTGAAGGCTACAGGTCTGCTGATGAAGAGACCGGTGAGTTCTTCTCTGCATAAAGTCTCTACATTCGTAGAGCATCAGCCCTGCCCTGCTTGTCGAGAGACAGGCGGGGATAGGTCAGGTGATAATCTATCGGTCTATTCTGACGGTCACGGTTATTGCAATGCCTGTGGACATTATAAAAAAGATGTCACCGGTGACAACAATTTTGTAGAGGAGGAGGTAAGTATTATGCAGACAATAACACCGAGAGGTGTATCTAATGCGTCAATTAAAGACAGACGTATATCATCTAAAATCACATCCAAGTTTGGTGTGACTGTGGGTTTCGATAAGGCAGGTCAGGTAGAGAAACACTACTACCCATACTACGACTCTAACGAGAGCAATAGGCTACTCGGTTATAAAGAGAGAATTGTCGCAACCAAAGAGTTTCAAATAATAGGTACTAACAAAGGTTCAGGTCTGTTCGGTCAGGAAGCTAATCGTTCAGGAGGTAAGTATCTAACTATATGTGAGGGTGAACTAGATGCCCTTTCCATCAGCGAAATGTTTGATGGTAAGTGGCAAGTAGTCTCTCTAAAGAATGGAGCGTCATCATCAGCACGAGATATTAAGGACAATCTAGAGTACATTGAGTCTTTTGATAATGTCGTGTTATGTTTCGACCAAGACCAAGCCGGATTTGATGCTGTCAAATCTTGTCAAGATATTATTTCTGTTGGTAAATTAAAGGTATGTAAATTACCTATGAAGGATGCCAGTGAGATGTTAATGGCGGGTAAAATTAAAGAGTTTACTAATGCTTGGTGGTCAGCAGAGTCTTATACACCTGCAGGTATCATTAAAGGTAGTGATACTTGGGAACATCTATTGAAGGATGAAAATATTGTTACTGTAGATTATCCGTATCGAGGTCTAAATATGTTGACTTATGGGTTTCGAGAGAAGGAGCTAGTAACTATAACAAGCGGTGCAGGTATGGGTAAGACCAGTCTGGTTAAAGAATTAGAGTCTTACATCTTAAATGTAACTGACGATAATCTCGCTATCATTCACTTGGAAGAGTCTATTGAGCGTAGCGTGAAAGGTCTGATGTCTATTGAAGCTAATGCACCTATCCACATACCACAGTATGAGAGAGAGTTAAGCCTAGAAGACAAGAAGTCTCTATGGCAGAAGTCTGTCGGTGATAAGAATGTATATTTCTATGACCACTTCGGTAGTATGTCGGAAGACTCACTACTCAATGTGATTAGAACTTATGCTAAATCTTATGACTGTAAATGGATTGTCTTAGACCATCTATCTATCGTTGTCAGCGACCAAGACGGTAGCCTAGACGAACGAAAGACTATTGATGCTATTATGACTAAGCTTAGGAAGATAGTACAAGAGACAGGGGTAGGTCTATTCCTTATCTCTCACTTGAGACGACCGCAAGGTAGAGCTCACGAAGATGGTGGACAGATAAGCTTATCAGAGCTAAGAGGTTCATCCTCTATCGCACAACTATCTGACATAGTTATAGGTCTAGAACGTAATCAACAGGATGATGACCCTATTATTCGTAATCAAACTACATTGAGGGTTCTGAAGAATAGGTTCTCAGGTTTAACTGGTAAAGCCTGTAAGTTACAATATGATGGTGATACTGGTAGATTAACGGAGGTAGAAGAAGATGTCGAAAGCTTTTTTTGATATAGAAACTGACGGACTCAACGCTACTCGAGTACACTGCATCTGTGCAATGCTTGATAATGATGAGCCTACTGTTTACAATTTTATAGGAGGAAACATATATGGAAATTTTCGAGACTGGTTGGCATCAGAGGATGTCGATACGCTTGTGGGACACAACATTATTAACTTTGATGTTCCTATTCTGCGTAGGCTTAGTGGGTTTCGTTGGGATTTTAATCTTCGGGACACTCTCGTACTTAGCCGATTACACAACCCTAGCCTTGATGGAGGTCACTCTCTAAGGTCTTGGGGTGAGAGACTATGCGACCTCAAGGGTGATTATCAAGGTGGTTGGGAAGAGTATAACCAAGAGATGTTGGAATATTGCCAACAGGATGTCAGAGTCACTAAGACATTATATAATCATCTAGAAATGTGGAGGAATCAGCACGATAATGATGAAGCAGTAGATTTAGAACACGACACTGCTAATATCATAAGAAAACAGACCGACAACGGTATGGTTCTAAATGAAGAACGAGCTTATGAATTACTCGCTGAGATGAAAGAGAAGGTATTAGATATAGAGGATGAGGTTCACGAGAGATTTAAACCTCTGCCTGTATGGACACCTCTAAATTATCCTGAAGACAAGACTCATACTAAGGATGGTCGTATGACTAAACGCTATCAAGCACAATTAGATAGGGGTGCTGATTGGAATGAGAAATATGAATGGGGATACTATGAGTATCCAGAGTTCAATCTTGGTTCTCGTCAGCAGATAGCTAAGTATCTTCAGCACTTCGGGTGGAAACCTAAAGCATTTACTGATAAGGGTAATGTTATTGTAGACGAGAAGGTTCTCAAGTCTGTCAACATACCCGAAGCACAATTGATTGTGGATTATCTGACACTGACTAAGCGTATAGCTATGGTTAAGAGTTGGGTTGAAGCAATCAATGATGATACTGGCAGGGTACACGGTAATGTTAATCCTTGTGGTGCAGTTACAGGACGAATGACTCACTCCAAACCTAACTGTGCTCAAGTACCGGCTACTAGATTTGATAAGGATGGTAATGTCTTATGGGGATTTGAAGGTGGATATGGTGCTGACTGTCGTGATTTATGGGTTGTACCTAAAGGATACAAACTAGTGGGTGTAGATGCTAGTGGTCTCGAATTGAGAATGTTAGCACACTATATGAATGACCCTAAGTACACGAGAGAGATTGTCACCGGTGACATACATTCTGCTAATCAGAAGTCAGCAGGATTACAAACTAGAGACCAAGCCAAGACTTTTATCTATGCGTTCCTATATGGAGCGGGTGATATTAAGATAGGTCAGGTTGCAGGTGGTGGTGCAAAGCGTGGGCGTATACTCAAGAAGAACTTCCTTGATAATACTCCGGCATTAAAACAACTTAGAACTAATGTCCAAAGGAAAGCTAAGAAGGGTTGGGTACGAGGTTTAGACAATAGGAAATTACATATACGTTCTGAACACTCAGCACTAAATACTGTACTCCAGAGTGCAGGTGCTATTGTAATGAAAAAAGCATTGATACTTTTGGATGAGTATGCGAAGCAATATAATGTAGACTACAAGTTTGTACTAAATGTACACGATGAGTTCCAATGTGAGGTCAGAGAAGACCAAGCAGATTTCTTTGGAGGTCTAGCGGTTGGTTCAATAGTACAAGCGGGTAAATCTTTTAACTTAAACTGTCCACTGGACGGTGAATATAAGGTAGGTAAAACGTGGCAACAGACACACTAAGAACCTGTAAAGATTGTAATCTTACTGCAAACACTGAGGAAGAATTAAATCTATTTGTAAAATGTGATAGACACACTCACGGTAGAAGAAACTTATGCTACAAGTGTGAGAACAAAAGAGAAAATATATGGCGAGCTAAAAATGGTGAGTCTATATTACGAAAAAGAAGAAAGCACTATGCAGAAAAAGTATATGGCACAACATATGAGAAGTACCAAAAGAGAATGTCAAGCAGTGACAAGTGCCAAATTTGTGGTAGTAAAGATAGCCTTTGTTATGACCACGACCATAAGACTATGAAGTTTAGAGGGGTGTTATGTAATAAATGTAATAGGTCTATAGGTCTGCTAGGTGATACAGTAGAAGGAATAGAGAAAGTTTTATTTTATTTAAAAAGAAAGGAGCAAAGAGTATGAGTACAGATACATTAGTAAGCGACATATATCATATGATTGACACCAAGGAAATTCCTAAAGGTGTAGATGTCGAAGAAGCAATAGAAACCTTTGGTGAAAATTGCAAACAGATGATGCGTAACAACATCACAGAGAGTAAGTTTGATAGACGTAAACTTAGGATGTCTAACATAGGTAAGAAGGATAGACAACTGTGGTATTCGTACAACGGATACAAGGGTGAGGAACTTATGCCCCACACTCGTATTAAATTTCTCTATGGTCATTTGGTTGAAGAGATGGTATTAGCCCTCACTAAATTATCAGGACACGAGGTTACTGACACACAGAAGAAAGCAGAGGTTGGTGGTATCAAAGGTTCTATGGACTGTAAGATAGATGGTGTAGTGACTGATGTTAAGTCATCATCACCTTATGGGTTCAAGAAATTCAAGGATGGTTCTCTTATTAATGATGACCCATTTGGATATGTAGACCAAATCAAAGGTTACGCTCATTCAGAGGGTGCTACAGAGATGGGTTGGTTAGTTATGGATAAGACCAACGGACATCTAACATACCTGAAGTATGATTTGGAAGATGAGTCTCAATGGTACTGGACTAAGCTAAACTTCTTCTCGATAGTAGAAAGGATTAAGGCTATCAAGAATATAGTTAAGTTATCTAAGCCACCGAAGAGATGTTATGAACCAATCCCTGATGGCAAGTCAGGTAATATGAAGTTACCTGTGGGTTGTAGCTACTGTTCTTTTAAGCACGAGTGTTGGGGTGATGAACTCAGGACATTCATATATGCTAATGGACCTCGCTACTTAGTTAAAGTTGAGAACTTACCTAATGTTATAGAGGTGGATAAAGATGGCAACAAAGTTTCGGTCTAAGTTAGAGAAGGAATGTTCCTTAGCATTAGGCAAGGAATGGAAGTATGAACCCTGTAGGATAGCCTATACTATCCGAAAGAACTACACCCCTGACTTTGTTAAGGGTAAGTATCATATAGAGGTTAAAGGGTTCTTTAGGAGCGGGGATAGACAGAAGTATAGGTCTATTGCTGAACAGATGAAATTTGAAGGTAAAGAGTTAATATTTCTTATGCCCCGCCCCGATTCTAAAGTTGCGAAGGGTAACAAAATTACTTACACTCAATGGTGTGCTAAGTATGATATTAAAATCTTCTCAACTAAACAAATAAAGGAGTTAAAAGAATGGACACTAAAGGATTAGAAGTTTCCTATAAAGGAGTAGCAATAACACCAGAAGATGTCACCGGTGACAACATTAATCCTAGCCACTACAAGCAAGGGAAGATTGAGGTCATAGATTTTATTATAGACCAGAAGATGGATTACCTAACTTCCAATATCGCAAAGTATATTTGCCGCTGGAGGTTCAAGGATGGTGTGTGCGATTTAAAAAAGGCTAGGTGGTA